TTGCTCAAGCGCATTACGCCAGAGAGCGAGTACATCTTTTCGGGCAGCTACTACAACAATCGCTCAGTGGCTCGCTACTATGTCTCGACAATGGTGCAGTACGCCTCTGGCGGCACGGCAACAATGCATGGCTGCAGGTCTACATTTCGCGACTGGTGCGCGCGCGAAGGCATCGACACCGCAGTGGCAGAAAAGTGCCTTATGCACTCGCTCAAGTCAGTGCAGGCCGCATATCAGAGAGACGACTTGCTTGAGCGCAGACGACCCGTCATGCAGCAATGGGCAGATGCGATCCTGCCGATGAGCCTGCTGAGCGACCACAAATAGAAAAACGCCCCACCTACCGATGATGGTAGGCGGGGCGTTTTCAGGGGCAGGATTTCTCGACGCTCCATATGATCGAACATCAATACTCTCGTAGCCCGTATAAATTTGCCTCGCGGAGCGGCGGAAATTTCTAATTACGTAGAATTCTACATAATTAGATCCGATGCCCCAGGCTATCAATTACGAATAAAAAGGAAACCGCGCGGAGTGAGCTTCCCGGGGACGGATTGTCCCCGGCTAGGCTTGCGCGGTGTTGTTACGACCATTTTACCAGCGTTGGTAACTTGGTCTTCGGCTAAAGGTTCGTCTAACTAAGTTTTTTGACGCCACCTCTCAAACTGTTGGGGCAGAACGATTGCGGGCGATTTCAACCCATTTTGACGCCACCCCTTCGTCTAAATTTTCGGCCAAATTCGTCTACAACTTTGTCACTCAGTGACGATCTTTGTCAGAGCGTCCTTGTCTATCGCAGTCCGCTCAGAAAGCTCGACGCCTCGTTTAACCAGTTCTGCGCCTCTGACGACAAGGCCTGAGCATCTGGCAAGGCGCTCTCTTTCAAGCTTGCAGGTATCTGAGGTGGTTCCGGACAGTCGACGGCGGGCTGCGTCGGCCTCGAGGCGCACCCTGTCAAGGTCGCCAGACAAGTCACTAGCGCGAGCAAGTGCCGCATCGCGCGCCTCCCATGCGTCAACCAAGCTCTGCGCAGTGGCTCTCTCTTTCTCACGGTACTTCTCCTCAAGTTGCTGTGCGCGGGATGCATAGTCCTCCCGCAGTTCGGCGATGTCCTCGCCGTAGATGGCCGCTGCATATCGGTAACCACCGACAAAAAGAGCGACGCCCATCGCGAGTACCGCAACCAATTCCCGCTTTGTCACTTGACTCTCCCGTCAAAGTTGTGTAATATACACAATGTTGATCACGACCCATAGGTGTTTTATGACTAGTCAAGAAGTGATCAACATCCTCAAGAAAAACGGATGGGTTCTGGTACGGATTACTGGTAGCCATCACATTTTCAAGCATCCCACATAGCCAGGGCACGTCACCGTCCCGCATCCCCGAAAGGATCTGACGATGAAAACCCTTAAAAGCATAGAGCGACAAAGTGGTTTGTCTTTGAGGTAATTGTTGATCGGGGAGAGGGACTGTACACCCCTCTCCCTTTTTGCGTTATTACGCTAAAGGTAATCATCATGAGGTATCCAGTGGCCGTATGGGTCGAAAACGGAGCTTATTCCGCCGAAGTCCCCGATCTCCCTGGCGTCATCACTGAAGCCGACTCTATTGAAGAGCTTGAAACAATGGTTCAAGACGCCGCATCTGGTTGGATGGAGTGCGAACTTGACGACGGTCGAGCCATTCCGTCTCCCACTTGTATCGAAAACTATCTTTCTGACGAAGACTATCAAGATTGCACTTGGATGCTTGTTGACATTGATATGTCCAAGCTGTCCGACAAGACTGAACGCCTGAATATCTGCCTTCCTTCTCGCGCCCTTCGACGTCTTGATCTTCTTGCCGCTAAATCTGGTGAGTCACGCTCCGGATTTCTCGCAAAGACAATCTATTCCCTAAACGGTTGAAATTGACTACTCGAGTCTGCGGCAAAATCACTTGCCGTTGGTTCGTTTCAACCCCTTCGTTTAGAACACTGAAAAGGCTTCCAACTATCTGGGAGCCTTTTCTGTTGGCGCTCATTTCAACACCAATGCGACCAAGGCCACCACGGCTGCGCTGAACCAGACGCCCGCTAAAAAGCCAACGGCCACTGCCTCATAGTTCTTTTTCATTTCAAGGCATCCCTCCACGCCTTTACCGTTTTAGCAAACCCCCACGCGATAGCTACGCCACCAATTCCAAAGAACACGGCGTAAGTCCCAATCGCCTGCCACGTCAAATTCTCGACCATCATCAATTCTCCGAGTCGCAAAGCGACGATCAAGTTTGATAAAATACTCTCCATAGAACCTCTGTCTCAAAAGGTCTCCCCAAAGCCGTTCGGTCGCCACAACCGAGCGGCTTTTCCTTTTGTGCTTCAGAACTCGAAGCCCTTCACGGGGTTGAAGTCGATGCCGACGTACTGTGCAACCTTGTCGCGAGACGCCCACAGCTTCCACCCAAAATTCGCGCGCACGCAGCACGGCCTGCCGAATAGACGATAGTAGAACAGGTGATGAAGTCCAACGCCTGATTTTTCTGCTAGAGATGGCCTACGGAATGGGAGCCAGAGTTGAACTTCAAAAAAAGCCATCCTTCTGGGTTAAGCATTTCAATTTCCTATTCAAGAGCGACATTGACTCTTTTGAAGGAACCGAATGCGACAAAATTCGAGAGAGAATCAAGAAATTCAATCCAAACATGTTCTGCCTAAATGCAGACATCAAAATGGGCATCTCAAACCGTAAGAAATCGAAGCAATTTCTAGAAGAACTCTTCTCAACCCCATCACCGTTCGAAAAATGACATTGACAGATGCCCATAGTGTCCTCTACGGGCATCTGCGTTCCATTCATCAATCCGCAACTACTCATTCGTGGCCTTAAATACGTCCGGAGCTTTTGGCCACACCAATTCGTAAGGGAAGCCGTCCTGTTGAGGGACATCACGCAGTGCCTGGCGATACGCCTTGACAGACTCAAGATCTTCACTAGAGACCGGATAGTCATTCATCAGCAAGTAGTCCGTATCCGCGATCAGGCGATCACGCTTAGATCGAACCTCTTCTTCAGTTTCAGCAAGCTTCTCTTCGGGCGTCTTTTCGGGAATCTTCTCGACAGACCAAGAAAGATCTTCGCCGCGCTTTTCGCGATAACCCTCTTCCTGCGCAAACTTCTGGATGAGCGAGCGCATTTCGATGTCGTGCGGCGTCTGGGAATGATGAGAAACCACCACACCGACGAGATCTGCAGCGCACGTCGGCTTTAGCTCAGCAGCCCACGCATCGCCAGTGAAGCGATAAAACTTCGAGCCATCCTCGCCTTCATCGCCAAAAGGCGCGATGAGAGTGCAGGACGGCGGCACGAGCTGACCGTCCATCACTTGGACGGTCAGCTCGTGCTCGAAGAAACCAGAAGCGTCGAACTTGTACGCTTTCTTGAAGGAAGTAGTCATGCTGACTCCTAAAAAAATTGCGGCATTAGAGCCGCGTGAAAAAAGGTTTTCAGTCGCCGACGGCAACGGGCTGACTTTGCGAGTCATGCCGTCCGGCAAAAAGATCTGGTATCTGCGCACGTCATGCTCAGGCCGCGTCGCAGACAAAAAGCTCGGCGAGTACCCAGACATGAATCTCGCGCAGGCACGACAAAAAGCCCGACGCCTGCGAAAGGACATCGGGCTTGAGCCACCGAAGGGCTATGTACTGAAAGACGCTTTTCGTCTCCGGTGCCGCCTCAAAAAGCCCCAGATCGTGAGCTACCAGGACGAACGCCGTCGCCTTGAGCGTTACATCATCGGCCCGATCGGCAATCGTCAGCTCGACGAGATCACCGCCCCACTCGTCATCCGCACCGTGCAGCCGATCGAGAAAGACGGGAAGCAAGCGACGCTCAAGCGAGTGCTCATGCGACTTCGCGAGATCCTTGACCTCGCCGTCTGCGCGGGCTACATCGAGCACAACCCGCTTGCTCGTGTGTCAAAAGTTTTCGCTCCTCCGCATGTCAAGCCGATGCCGTCTGTCGACTGGCGAGAGCTACCTGCCGTCATGGCCGTCATGAGGGACGCGCCGGAGCGCATGCGCGTGCTCTTCCTATTCTCGCTCTGCTCGATGCTCCGTCCGGGCGAGAATGCTTCGCTCGAGAAGTCGTGGATCACAGAAGACGCGATCCACATACCAGCTGAGCACATGAAGAAGCGACGGCCATTTCGCGTGCCCCTCACGTCTTTCATGAAGGAGCTGATCGCCAGAGAGCAGGCGCTCAGCCCGAGGCCACGAAGCGGTCATGTCTTTGCCGGCAAGAGCACCGGCAAGCACGTTAGCTCGCAGGCCTTAGCGAAGTATCTGCACAGTACATCGCTCAAGGGACGACTCGTTGCACACGGCCTGCGATCGATAGCAAGATCGTGGCTTGCGGACGAAGCTGTCCCTTTCGACGTTGCGGAGATGTGTCTCAGCCACGATGTCGGTACGCAGGTGAGCAGAGCCTATCAGCGCTCCGACTTTTTCGACGCCAGACGCGCCGTCATGGAGCGCTGGAGCGAGCACGTCCGCGCTTGTGCTGAAAGTGCCGGCATGTTCGACTGGAAGTAGCTCCTCTCGCGGGTTTCGTCGAGTTGCAGATGAAGCCCGCTCATGTGCCCGGCACGGCTTTGAGATCGCTCTACGCCTAGCGAATCCGAGTTCCGAACATCACCGGCACTTTTGGATATATGAGGAGCGACTCAGGCGTATACACCACTGCCTCAGGGGCATTTGTCTTTTCTTCAGAGGGAAAAGGGTATACGGGAAATGACGCCACCTCAGGACGAGGTTGGAATATGTCTGCAACTCGGTCTAGTAGCGTTTACGGCTCTGCAAACACTGTCCAACCAGCCTCGATTCGCTTGATGCTGTGCATCAAGATTTGATGCAGTACAACAGGCGGGTTGATGCGGGCTGGACGGTCGACGCCGCTCCGTAAACGGCGCTAGACCTTGAAGCATCAATGCCAAAAGTCGTTGGAACATTTTGTCTGCCATCTTGTCCGTGGTAGTCGGCAGTACCATAGTCAGACCCAAAGAAAGCGCCCGTATGCTTAGATGTCATCAGTTGATAGCCACCAACCATGACCTTTCCGGTGATGTTCGGTAACCCAGCCGACACAGACTGCCCGACCTCGGAAGTGGTGTTCGTGCCTTCGATGAACTTGTGATGCAGGTTCGGCAAGTTGAACGTATTCGAACCGTCACCCGAGCCGTACTTTGTGCCGATGACCGCAAAGAGCGCGGCATAGGTCGTGCGGCTCACAGCCGCACCGTTGCACTGAAGCCAACCCTCAGGAACCGTGTGAAAAGCCGAGATCATGCCCGTAGGAACCGAGAGCGGTTTCAGCTTCGGAAGCATCTCGGCGAGCGCCTGCGAGATTTGAGTGAGAGAAGGATTAGAAATCGTCATCATTTACTCCGAGAAAGGCTGAGTCGTGCCGCCCAACTTGGCGACAGCATTCGAGAGCTGAGAGAGAATCGTCTTGACCTGAATCATTTCAGCAGCGACCTCTCCGCCGACCAAGTGACCGCCCTTCGCGGAGCCATCACCCACGTAGAGACCCAAGGTCTCGCTATTGAGCGCAAGCTCGCCCTTCGCTAGCGTCACACCTGCAAGCTCAGACGTCGTGAAGGTCTTCATGCAGAGCGTCACGCCGCCGCCCTTGAGGTCGATCGACGTCGCGAGCTTCTGAGCCGTGACCGAGCGATCGGCCAGAGCGGTCGCAGGGATCGTGCCCGCTTTGAGGACAGAGCCCTTCAAAGTGTTGTCCTGCGCCCAATTGAAGCTTTGAACCGCAGAAAGAAATTCCGTCGTCGAAGGCGGCTCGGACGGCTTCATGCCTGCGGCATCGAGCATCGTCATGCGCATCTGATCGATGACGTAGAACCATGCGGCACCCGGATAGGTTGCGGGCGTGCCCGTCTGCGGGTTGCCGCTCGTCGGGTACCCCTTAGATGACAGAGTCGACAGGTCAGGCGGCGACTCAATCGCGCCAGACTGCCAATAGCCTTGACTCATCGCTTATCTCCGTAGAAAAAAATCACAAAAACATGAGCCGGGGCCAAGGCTCTGATCATGCACTCAAGAAGCGCATTGCCCCAACGTCCCAACGGCTCATCAACGCCGCAGGACACATCGAAATAGCGAAGCCCGCCGTCCTCTTCGATCGAGATGATGAGCGTCATCACGCTCGACCAGGAGTCGTCGAAAAGCCCGTGATCGACGCGGCTGGCGCACGTGAAAGGCTTCGTCGACTCGACCTTGGCGTGAAAGCCCAAGGTGCCCGCGAGGCTCTCGAAGAAGGCGGCCGTCAAGCCAAGATTTGATGTGATCTTGGCGAGGAGCTCTTGTCGCATTTGCTCGCGACTGGGGTCGGCGATTGCCGCAAGGCATTCGCTCGGAATGCCCCACTCCTCAAACCACAGACTCAGCTCTTCGATCGAAGTGCGCGGGTCCGACTCCTCGATGACGGCGTGCGCGCGTTCGTCGACGCGGGCCGCCTCCATTGCGAGGGCATAAAGCACCGCGTCAATCGTGCTGCCGACTCGTCGGGACCAGATCGGGCCTCGAGGGAGCAGCGCGTTGACTAGGTGCGTGTAGTGAGATTCAGTCAGTGCCATGCGATCACTCCCAAGTGATCTTTCCCGGCACGAGGATCTCGCCCGTCTTGGTCGGCACGTCTTCAGTTGGGCTGATGAGTCGATAGGAGCTCACCTCGCCGACCGACGAGATTGCGCGGTCAAGAGACGTACGCAGGATCGGACCGCTGGGGACGGCCTCGGAGAGGATCACGCCCTCGATGGCATTCTGGATCTTCGCCTTGATCTTCTCGTCCTCGGGGAAGACGTCGAGTGTGATGTCAAGCTTCTTCGGGATCGGGGCTTCAACGTGAAGGACGGCGGTCACAGGCATCTGGTGCTCGATGTAGTCCGTGACGCGTTCGATCATCGTCTGGTTCGGGATGCCGTTCTCGGTCATGCCGTCCGTCATAAAGCGAACGGTCACATGACCTTGTCCAAGCTCCTGCGGATAGCACCACGCGCGCGTGACGCCACTGACTGCGAGAGCCCAAGAGACATAGTCGGCCTTCGTCCCCGCCTTCGGAGGATTCTTCTGCCTTTGAAGAAGACGGTCACGAAGCGACTCGTCGTCTTCTGCATCAGCCCCGCCCGTGAGTTCGTCTGCGGTACACGTCGACTGGACACCCGCGATCGGAGAGATCAAGCGAAGCTCCATGCCGGCAGAGGCATTGCCGTTTGATCCGGCCGCAACGGCCCTGATCGGCGCAACGCCATCAACGCTTTTAGCAGTCGTGATGTAGATCACATCGTCGTCAGTCTGGATCTGAGTGCCGGACGGCACGTCAGACTCACCAACAAAAGTCACTGTGCCGGTCGCGCTCGAGGCCTGCTTGCGATAGATGCCGTACTCAGACGCTCTGCGCTCCAGATATGCACCTTCAGCCGTCGAGCTGAAAACCTGTCGAAGCACAAAGGAGATGCGTCCATGAAGAGCATGCGACACGCCAGCAATAACGCGGCTGAGCACAGGCACGAGCGTCCAACGCATCGCTTTCTTGCCCATGCGGCTTTCAGCGTCCGACTGGATGCGAGCGATCAGCTCTTGAATCGTTGGTCTCTCAAACGCCATTTAATACGTCCTTAAAAACCGCATCAAAAGCTCTTTCGCTTTGACGCTTGAAACAAACAACGTGAAGGTCAAGCCTCTCAATACCGCCGCGCTCTGCGCGGACCTCGATGCCTTCAACTAGATGGTCATCGATCAGCCACTGGAGAGCTTGCTTTGCGTACTCCTCAGCACGTCGCATTACGCTCGGCAAAACCTTTTCGCGTTGAAGAAGCCAGAGGCGTGAGCCGATACGATCGCCTTGAACACTTGCGAAGGTATCGCCCCACCACCCCTGACGCTTCGGCGCTTTGATGCCGTCATCGTCCTCCGACTTGCGCCAAGAAAAAAGGCTGATCAGCACAGCTTGCACCAGCTCATCAGCCTGAAAATTCGAGATGTCAGCTTCCTGACCGTTGATCATGAGTTCCATGATTTACCCCTCAGTGCGGCCCAGAAGTTTCTGCACGATCACCCTGTTCTGTATGCGTGTGAGACGTGAGCGAGATGCCGCTGGCCGTAACGTCGCCTGTCGTAGTGAGAGAACCCTCGACACTTGCGCCGGATCCGCCGCTGACCGCAAGGCCGCCGAGAACGGTCAAGCTCTTATCGATCGTCGTTGCACCGGTGACATGAAGCGTCGCAGAGTCAATCGTGACTGCCGCGGCCTTCAGCGCGGCGTTACCGCTCACAGTTACAGAAGCATCACCGCCGACGGTTTCTGTGACGTTGCCGCCGACATTTGCCGTGACGTTTCCGCCCACAGTAATTTCTACATCTTTGTCAACAGTTGCATGCAGCCAACCAGGCGTGTAGACCTCAAGGCCTTCGCGCGTGAGATGGACCTTCTGACCGAGATCATCAAAGATTGCGACTTCGCCAGTCTTGAGCGGCTTCAGTCGATAGCGTCGATCTGCAATCGTGAAAACAATCCCGTGCGATCGATCACCATCAAAAAAGAGCGTGAAAGCCTCTGCCTCTGGATGCGGCTCACTCGAGAAGCCGTAAGGTTCGACATGCTCGAGGTCATCGCGTATCTCATCCGCTAGAAGTCGGACCTGCACGGCTCGCATCTTCTTTGCACCATCCGCAAGCGTCATGACGCCGCGAGCGAAGAAATCAGAAATACTGCTCATAAAAAAAAGCGACCGTATTGCTACGATCGCTCGATTTTGTTGGCTTGATGGTCAACGCTTGCGCTCCCACGTGTCCTTGTCAACTTGCGTCCATTCTTCAGTGTCTGAAGATCCGTGACGCCAGACTGTGACGGCCCCGTCAATGTTCTTGTGGACCTTCTCGACTTGACCGACGCGATTGGCATCGACAGGTCGACCGCCTCCCGTATTGCCTGGCTCTCTGTGGTACTTCAGACAATCGGACCACATTCCGTACTTGTTCCATCCGGCTTCGTCGCAGACAACGCCGGCAAAGCAAGCACTCTGTAATGACACAAGAACAAGAAGCAATGCAAGCCGTTTCATTTGACAACCCCCACCCACGGATTCGCCTTCTTCTCTCCGTCAGAGGACGAACCTTCGCGCTTATAGCCGTCACGGCCCAGCACGGTCAGCGTCGTTGTCATGCCTTGACTGGACAGAGAAAAGGAGAGCTTGGAAATTAGCAAGTTATTCTCTATACCTAGCAGTCTATCAGCGACGCGAACCATCGAATTGACCTTCCACAAGCTTCCGTCGCTTTGACGCCAGCCTTGAACCGTGTACGTCGCCGCCGTGTACTGGGCTTCGCGGTACCGCTTCTCGAAGTCCGCTCGCTTGCTGCAAGTGGAATTCGTGCTTTGGCCCTTGTCCTTGATGACCAGCAAACGATTGCGCTTCATCAGACTCGAGTCGACAATGCCCTTGTCCTCTGCCGCGGTCCGACCGAAGTCAGTATCAGTACCTGCATGCTGACCAACTACGACGTACCGGCTGTAGAGCTTCGATGCGTCGTAGTTGGCACTGCCGGCAAGAATGTTTTTGCCAAGCTCGAGCGCATCGGCACAGTCGCCTGCATCACCCGGCTCGACGATAACCAGATCACCAGCTTCGTCATCCATGACGACAAGATTGTCTTTTGTGATCAACCTGTTGATCGACTTGTGAACAGTTTCGCCGGGAACGACAGTGTGATCAGAAAGTTTGTCACCGACTGACGAAGTTGCATGAACAGCGATACTGTAAGGCGCAGTCAGCGAAGCGATGATTTCCGACGTCTTCAAGTTTTTCCATGAAGTCGTTTTGATCGTCGCAGGGCTGACCGTCGCCTTCTTTCCGTCATTGCCGACCACGACACCGGCCCAAGAGTTACTTGAGCTTGAGTCTGCGCCGTACTTTGCGACGGGGCAGCAGTCAACCAGATCAACAGTTTTTGACTTGCCGTCAACGTCGACGGTGATCGCGGTCCCGTTGTATGAGACGTTCACGTGATCGATGTATCCAGTACAAACAAGATCGTCGTCAATGAAGAGTTGAACAAGATCCCCGTTTCGAAGGCGATGGAAGTCTGTGTTGCCGGGAAATGTGTCAGTCACAGAAAGCTTGAAGCCTCTTGCGATTTGATCCATTCCGATATCGACTTTTACCGACTTCCAGCCACCGTATCTCTTTCCGGATACACGTACTTCAACGCGGTTATTCATCTTCCATCACCTTCAGCTCATCAGCCGAGCAAAACCCTTCGTGCTCCACGGCGTTTCTGATCGCAATCTCTTGATCACGAGTTGCGTCGTCGTGGAAGTCATACGCATGAACTAGCGCAGGAAGCACTTCACCCGGCTCGACCACGACAAGCCGACAGCTGTCGTCAGCGCGATCGGTCAGAGCGTCAAAAACCGCCACACGTGCTTTCTCAAGCGCGAGATACGTCTCGTCTGATGTCGTCATCAGAAGCTCTGCATCGATCACCTCTAGCAGTCCTTGCCTCAGCAGAACAAGATCGTCATAAGACTTCGACACTGTCGACTTAAGAGACTCAGACGTTTGAACGTCATCTTCTACCGGCATTGCTTGATCGGAACTTGTACCAACGATGGCACTCACGCCGACCATTTGCGCGATCATCGTCCGACGGATCAGCGACTCAACTGCCGCACGGTTTTGAAGCACTGCACGTCGAGCGTTCGACAGAACTAGCCCGTTTGTCTTTGCCTGTGCCAGCTCCTTCGTCCCCTCGCGCAACTTTTCGCGTTGCGTAAGGTTCTTAAGTTGCTTTGCGACACCAGACCAAGCTCGAGCAGACGATGCGACACGAGACAGGCCAAGCGCCCCCACCAGCTTCGATGCGAATTGCTTCGGATCCGTGCTGATGAGCGACAGACCTTTCGATGCCAGAGTGCTGATCTCGTCAACCTTGTCGAACACGACTGCCAAGTCAGAGTTGCTAATGATGCCGAGCTTGTCGAGCAAGTCACCAGACAGCGCGGCATCGACCCACTCGCTAGCAAAACTCAGGTCGATCGAGTCACAGAAGGACTTGATCGCAGAGTCTTCAAGCTCATCCGCAGCCTGAAAGGCTTTCGTGAAAGAGTCGCTTCCAGTCTTCGGGAACTCAAGCTCACCAGACTCGACGGCATTGAGAACGACGCTCGCAGTCCTGGTTGAGTCAGTGAAAGTGATCGTCGAAACTTGTTCGAGCGAGCACTTCATTTCTCCAAGATGCGGATGCACGAGAGTGCCGGCACCCGGCTCTTCGATCGCACTGATCAGCTTTTCAGCCTGCTCGATGTAGTCGTCACCGACAACGAAAGCAGTGAAAGTGAGCTTTCTCGTCGCGCGCCCGATGTCCTCGACGTACGGCTTATCACGTTGCGGGTATTCATGAGTGACCGTGCGGCGTCCGACTTTCAGGTCAACTTTCGTGACATGAAAGGGAACTCCGCGAAACGACGCCTCATAAAGAGTTTTTTCTTCTGCCATCAGTAATCCTCCGCAAATCTATC